GGCAACGGCTACGGCAACGGCAACGGCTACGGCAACGGCAACGACAACGGCTACAGCTACGGCAACGGCTACGGCAACGGCTACGGCAACGGCAACGGCAACGACAACGGCAACGGCAACGGCTACGGCTTTTAATTACTACAAATTTTTTAAAAGGCCATTACTTAATTGTAATGGCCTTTTTTATTTTATGCACCAACCACTTAACCAAAATGATAATTTAAATCACCTATTACCGATAACCAATGTCATCTAAATATATTTGCATACTTAAATATATTTCAGTATCTTTGATTCATAGAAACAAACAAATAATAAACGCCATGTTTACATTATCTGAAATAGCAACCGTCAACGATAAGATTTCGAAAGCCTGGATATTCTCAACCGGTGTAGAAGTTCAGTTTCCATTTAACAAGGAACATTATTATTTCGTTCCTGAAGCTGAAGGAACCGGAGACTATACCCCTGAATTGATCCGTGGCGGTGTTAGGATGCTTAGAGCTGGCAATTGTATTGCCTGTAATATATGGAGTGTCTCGAAAGAATGCCTATACCTAATTGTATCGTTCATGCGTCGGAGGTTAATGGTGGATAACGAGTATGTGGTGGTTGTCATTGAATCAACTGGCGAAACATTAGAGTTTAACTCATTCAAAGATATTTGTCAGTATTTTAACCTTAAATTTAACTAATTATGAAAATGTCAATATTGCGCGAAAGTGTACTTTTTGAAACAGGTGGTGAAGGCGAAAGATGGGAGTTGTTTGTGTTTGCTACGTTCTGTTATTACGGCGTGTTGCCAGCTCATTCTATTGAGCATGATTTCGATGTTACAGTAGATTTCTTTAAATTGTTCTAAACTATGAAAACCTTAACTTTAATTCTTGCATTAGTTATATCGGTTAATATGTCGGCTCAAAATGATCATATCAAATATGCCGCGTTCAATATTGTTTCGAGTAGTATTATCGGTGGTATTGGTTCCGGAATCCACCACAAAGAAAATGAAAGCTTTGGTAAGGCTTTCGTTAATGGCGCTTGGAAGGGGGCTATTTCGGGTAGCATTAATTCGGTTTCAAAAGAGATGTTACGCATTCAATCGGAACGATATGATTTAGATTGGCGTTTGTGTTGGGGGTCGAAGATTGTAAATAGTGTATCAAATACTATGCTTTACAATGCTACTATGAACGAATCAAGTTTATTGAAACACTATTCTATCGATATTGGATTTATACGGCTTAGTACTGATTACACAGTGCAAATAGAGCCTATCTCTTTAGCTTGTTTTACTGGCATATTTTTTTCAGGAGGTAAGTTTGACGTATCAAAAAGTTTGACTATTGGGACACCTGTGTTTTTACAGCAAATGTTATCCACTTATGGTAAAACTTATGCTAATAATATAACTATTAACAACCAACAATATTACGTTAGGCATAATGGTAAATTATTATCATACACTCCAAATGTAATTTTACATGAACTTACTCACACTTATCAAAGATTACAATACTCATCAATTAATAATTTTTTAACTATATATAATAAATATGAGAATATCAAGCCAATTCATAATGATTTATCTTCATTCGATATACTTTATTTATTAAATAAAACTTATTTTGAAAATGAAGCTATGTTTTATGGTAATAATAATTAAGGTATATACTGTATAGTTACCCAACCTCTATTGTACGAAGTTGAATCAAAAGATGTAGAATCGAAGTACATTCCACTTTCTCTAGCTAATGCAATATTACTAGAATCAAGAAGTGACACTCCATTTATATATCCTGCTGATTTATAACTTCCTTCTGAAGATCCTATACTTACATTTAAATTAAGATATTCTGAATCATCATCACTTCTAACTATACAAGATATACTTCTAATTTTTTTATAATTAGATATTCCGTGTGCTACTGCCTTAGTGCTTGTAGAATCCATATTCCAATCACCAATATTTACAATTTTAGTCAATAATACATCTCCTAAATCTTCAGACACCAACCCAGTACTCCCAACTTTTACGGTTTGGCCGGGGGTTAGGGTGGATTGAATATTAGGAATTTCATTAACAGTTATACCAATAAACGCTCCAGATTCTACTTCCCCATCTGTATTTATTGCTACTAATGCAGAATTATCCCAAGAAGGCCCTATTACTGGCACTTTGCCTATAGTAGATCCTTTCATACTGGTCATATTAAATCTATACTGATTCATAGCCCCCACAAACTGTGGCATACCTCCAACAACCGAATTACTCGCAATAGCATAATATACCCGATACGAATTGTAAGCATTTCCGTCGCTATTAATCTTTGAGTACTCATCAACCAAGGAAGGCGCTAAATACTGATTTTCGGCCAATCCAGTGGCGCACAAATAAACAACACCATTCATATAAACCACCCCGGCATTATAGGTATGGGCTCCACTATTGTAATCTAACCCTCGAAGTATCGCGAAGCCGTTGGAAGGTAAACCAAGGATCAAATTAATCGCTTCATTCAGATTTTGAGTTGAATTCTGAATATCTGATACGAATAACGGATTACCTAAACCTACGTTTACAAGTCTATCGTTTGGGAATGGAATTTTAGTTGACATATATTTTGTTTTAAATTACTGCTTCTATACTGACTAATTGAATATCGGCCCATACTTCGCCGTCGCCTGATGTCCAGTTTGAAAAGTTCCTATTAAGGGTTAATACTATTCTGCCAGTTGTACCCGTCGCCAATATTGTTAACATAGTGTATTCGTATGTGCCCGATACCGATTTGCTTTCATTAACTGAAAATCCGGATTCTTTAAACCACTGAATAGTTAAAGAAGCTTTATTCGACGATACAGTAAATGTCAAAGTTAGCTTATATGTTGTATTTGGCAATAATAACCCCTTTGGAATACTATTATAAGTATCAATCTGAACATATCCGTCTGGATGAACGTCTGGATTTAATACCATTTTACACCCTAACATCAAATTCTCAATATTACAATTAGCGTCCCGTCCGAATGTCGTAGCATCAAGTTTACTGAACTCAGCTATCCATCCGGTTGGATGTGTTACAAACGCAGTACCTGCAACCCAACTTGCAAAATTGTCATAATAAAGCAATGGATTAGATGATACTATTCGATACAACACCCCTAATAGCCTAATTTGCTCAACTTCCGATATAAGTAAACTTATTTGAGCAGTATCAATATACAGTGAATTAGGTACATGAATTGTTACAAGTGATGAGTTAATGGTTGTATCGTCAATATTTGAAGCCAAAACAATACTTTCGCCCGCATCTATTTCAATGGCGAATACTGAGCTTTCACTCGCGTCTATCTCTGGAGCATATACGTAAACTTCAATACTTTGAGATATAATAATTCTATTTAATGTCGTATCGTATAAATAATTGAGCACATTTTGTAATTGGCTAATTTGCCACATACAATTTGCTATAAGTTTTTTACGAATCCTAAATACATCGAAATTAACAAATGGAGCTTGCAAAACATAAAGGCAGCAAATACAAAACTTATAGGTATATGATAATTCGCCGTGGACATTAGTCGAGTGATAAGCCCCCAATGTCTCGTACAACATTTTTGAATAGTCTATTTTCCTAAATATTGGCATACGTAAGATTTAAGGGCGTTCCATAATTGAAATATCCGGCGCTCAATTTAGTCGATCCACTGAAAGCAACGGTATCAATAGTGGTATTGGATAAGTAAACCGATAAAACCCCTGGGATATTAGTCACCATGTAGTTTTCAAAATAGTAATTATAAAATACCCCGTTAAATTGAAACGTATCCCTAAGAGCTATCAACGCCGTTGCCCAATTGTTTTGAATGGTTGTTAAATCAAACGTTTTATTGTAGGTTATTAGCGCGTCAAAGACTAATATGTTTGGATCGTTGGATATTTTATTGACTGGTAACCCTAATATTTCGAAGTTGGCAAAATAGCTATCAAACGCGGCCTTTTTATCTGTTGGGAGCTTTGCCAGCAACCCAGTATCAGGATCAGTATAAGCAACCTTCAAAACAAGCGATGCGCTACTACCTGTAACCACTTCCTCGAACGCGGCTTGTTTTATTATCTGTTTATTGGCGTCAATGGTCGCATAATACAGTTTTTTTGTGATTGGATCGACAATTAAATCTACGCCCTCTTGATACATTAGGGCGTAGTCTGTATAATATTGTATGTGCCCGTAGTTTTTGTTAACAATTATATTAGTTATTAACAAGTATGTATTATTGAGCTCCGTTAGTGTATTGTCGATAGCCTGTCCAACCGCCTCAGCTATTTTGTTGACAATTGCCGCAATACTCCCACTATTAAGCTCAGGCATGCTCGCCCGGATATACGATATGATTGTGCTGAATGTATTCATTATCTGTATGATGTTATTAAATCAATTCTCACATTTACAGCTCCACCGGAAGGTGTGAAGTATAACGTCGTAGCGCTTGGGAAATATTGTTGTGTTGGTATAGGTAAATAAGATGATACTAATGAAGTATCTAGTATTTCATTGCCACCTAAAGATGTGCCTATTTTAATATCCGGAACTCCCGATTGTGGCGTAACAAATATTTGTTCTACCCATGTATCCGCCGCAATACTTGCCGTGAAATTTGAACTTTGATTCGCATATTTAAGAGGCATTATAACACCGGCGTATAAATCCGAAGTCATTGAGTTTAACGCATTACGAACAGTAAGCCCACTGTCTCCATTATTTATGATTGTTCGAGCCATCTTCTAAATTTAATCTATCCATAATGAATCATCTTTCCAAACTCCGCCATCATCCCAGAATCCGGTATCTAATATCCAATTATTCCCAAAATTAGCAATAAAAACCGATATTATAGAATCTATGTTTGGTATATCCGAATTGTTATTCGATGGGTAACGCGTCGTAACTATTAAAACATTGTTCTGTATATCGGCCATGTTATGGTATTATTACTTTTTGCCCAACTCTTAGACTCGGCACCCAATCGGTAAAATCATTTGCCGTCAAAATAGCATCCCAATTATCAATCGTACCAGTGGCATTAATAACAACGTCTTTTATCGTTTCTCCGCCCCTAACAACATAATAATTAATGAATGACTTAACTGTATTATTTGGTGTATAATCGTACAGTACAGCGTTATTTAATATGTATTCAATATTGACTATTGATGAAGATAGTACATTCGAGTCCGTAGCATTATTGGCAAGGTGTGTTTGTTGTATCCGCTGAATATTGGCATCGATTATGGCAGGCACGACCAATTCTTGCCCTGCCTTTAATTCAGGCACCCAATCGATATAACCATTTAGCTCTAATATGTCATTCCAGGCGTTTATCGATCCGCACGCATTTAAGCATACATCCCGTATTGATTCGCCAACCTTAACATTATACATACGATACTTTATTTGCAATAATAGCAACCTTATCCACTCCTAATTCAACAGTGAAACTTGCCTGTGTAGCTCCGTCGGCCTTAACCTGGGTAACCCACCTATTCATTTCAAAATTAATAACCGGCACGGGACTATTAATTATCCTTTGCAATCCAATTCCGTAGATAGGATTACGAAGGCTAAAACAATGAGCATCGCGTATTATTGCACCATTCTGAACCGATGGATTAGTCTCGAGTACAAAATCACCATTTTGAATTACCAAGTCCCTAGTTTCAGGGTCAAACTTTAAATCACCCATAGCTATTGTTTTATTTTTGTATTCTCTAAATCGGCCTTAACTGTCGGGGTTAATTGTTGTGCGAACCAAGTAGCAGTTATAGCCTTTAACGCTGCCCCTCCATCCGTGGCTACTACAACCCACGACGAAAAAGCGGTTTTTAAAGCATTTATATCATTTTCTAAGTTATTTAACTTGGTTACATTGGAGTCTATCTTAATCAATCCTCCCAATGATCCACCATTAAACACCCATCCATTAATATCGGCCTGCAATGTTGTATTGCCTATTTTAACCAGTATTTTGTCGGATTGGTCTGTACTAAAAAGTTGGCAACGTTGAATATTATTATCGCGAAAGCATACCAAGCAATTACTACCGACTTTAGGAATCTCAATTAAAGAAGCCTGTGCCCCTTGCAATACCTTTAACGGCACTTTATTTATTTTAGTCGCTGTTTCTGATCCGTCAGCATTAGATGTATTGACCGTTACCACACATGTAAACTTAACCTCATCAACGGAGAATACAACCCCCTCCACAAGCATGGACGCGCGAGTCATCATCTTTCCAAACTGGATAAATCCGTCGTGTATGCTTTTTTCTGCGCTATCGTTATCCATTTTGATCATCAAGATATGCAAGCTTTAACTTGCGGTGAAACCCGTTTTCGTTAATTGTTAAACTTTGCGAAGTTACAACATAATTGCCATTTCGTTCAGGATAACGCATATCATAATATTGCGCCTTCCAAAATAACTCACAATATGGATATAAATAAGCTGTTATGTCACCGGTGTATCTATCCTGGTGAAACTTTTGCAAAGCTTCCTGTGCTAGTGTATTGTAATTTTCTGGTACCGTTTTACCTCCGACTAAAATGTCTTTTCCCTTTTTTACGTTGTAGAAAAATACTTCCCTTAGCTTCCCGTTCTCGTCTCCAATCTCGAATGAGTCCTTGGTGCCATTTTCTTTTATAAAATAGGCTTTTACTTTTATGCGTAAAAATACAGAGTTAGCACCTTTGGTTTTTGTATGCTGTAGATTAGTTGTTTGTAATCCTGATGTGATAACATTTACGTCTGTTTTAAATGTTACTACGCTTAGGGTATTACTTGCTACGTTTACATACAACTTATTACCATTCAATGAAATATTTAACCCCAACTCTTTTTTGAACCATTCCAGGACAGCCGCCGGGGACATCTGAACAAACGAAATATCTACCAGTGTCATATCAAACATTGGCTCACTTAACTCAACATCCGGAAAACTGGTTCCGTTCTCACCATTCCAAATGGCAATATTGTAATTAACCGTATCAATTACATCCTGTATTAATTCTTTGAACGCTACTTTAGTATATGATACTCCTATTCCCGATGCTGTTTTAGGCTTCTTTGGGATTTTACCCTTTGAGTTTTTCTTTGCAACAGTAATTATTTTACTTCCATATATACCTATATTAAACCAATATATGTAATCTAAACACTTAATCTTTATTGGAGTACTCTCATAAAAATCATAAATAAAACCATCGAAAACGGGCAAATACCCGTCATTATCTGAACCAGTTTCATTTTCATAGCCTTCGTATTTGGCCTTGATTACAATATGATCACCTGTATTGAAATAATATCGTGTAGGTGCAGTTATATAGCCATTATTGGCCTGGTTAACGTCAATCTGTGGATCTGGGTCACCAGGAGTAGGGGATTGATTAGTATTATTATTGTATGCAATGCGAACATTCGAAGGTAATAATATATCACAATACGAACCAATTTGATTAGCATCGTTATTAGTTTGGATGCTAACAATGTTTTGGTTAATACCAACTTCATGTACTATGGTATCATTGATAATTACCTTTGCATGAGCTATGACATATATACCATTTACACTCATTATACTTTAACAATTAATGATTGCGTTTGACTCGAACTATTGTACATCTCTAAGCACTTTAATGAACATGGCAAATTAGTATTCCCACGAATAGTTGAGAATGTGATACCTTTTACAATCACATCCATTATGCCTAATTTATTTAGAAAAGTATTCTTGCATGTTATTACCTGGTCGATATTCCATACGTTTGTGATAATATCATAAGCGGCATTGTTAGGAAATATATACTTACTAACTGCGTTTAGCTCCCGAATATTAAATTCAAAATTAATATCAAATGGTTTACGCGACACCCTTTCGAATACAGCGGCACCATCTAATATCTTGCTTTCCGCAATAACCTTTTCGCCGTTAAGGCCAATAATAACATCGATCGGTAAATCTATTCCGTTAAGGCTTACAGACGAAGGTATATTCGTATAATCAACATCTAATCTAGTTTGAAAAAAAGCCATAGTTACATTGTTGATCCTTGTGACATACTGAGATTATTGATAATTCTAAGCATCATTTCAACGCTCATAGGAGCCTTCGAAACAATATCCATTCCGTTCCCTCCTGGTACGTTTACTTCCATTAATGCTTTATGAAAATCAATTTTTATTACTTTGGCCTCCCCTAATCCGCCGGAAGCCCCGGAAAGATTTGAGGTATTTATTGCGCTTTGAGCTAATCCACCGGCGCCAATTTTTCCAGCTTCACCTTTTGCACCTTCTTTTGATTCTCCACCTAATCCGACTAACCCGCCAAATTTAAACTGAGAATTTTTACCTTTTTCTCCGCCTTTTTTCCACGCATCGGCCCAACCAGTTATAAAGTCATTCTTGAAATCATTGGTAAACTTCTTTGAATCATCCCTAAGTTTTGACCAATTGCCGGTAAATATATCGCCTATAATAGTGCCAAGGTTCATAAAATAATGAATCATACCCATTACGTACTTTATGACAACTTCCCATATACCACCCATTGCAACCCTAAAGCCTTCGCATTTATCCCAAAGTATAGCTATAGCGGCAACAAGTGCAACTATGGCCACAATTATAGCTCCTATGGGGTTTAGTGTCATAGCCGTATTTACTAACCATTGAGCGGCAGCCCAAAGTTTTGTTCCAACAGTTACAATGCCTAAGTACCCTGCATATACCCCTAATGCAGCACCTATGACTATTATTATTTCTTTAAAAATATAAGCACCCTCACTGCCTCCCTCAATCCAATGTTTAAAATCTTTTGCTAACCCAACTACTGCGTTAAAAGCCGGGATTAAACTCACTAAAAATTTAGAAGCAAGCTCCCCAACAGTCATTTTAAATTCACCCAAAGTTTTAGCAGCCATTTTTAATTTACCTTCGTCTGTTTTAGTCATAGCCTTAGCTAGGCCCCCGAACTCAGTACCAAGCTCTTTTAATATTACCTCTTGCGCTTTTGCAACTTGTCCAGTTTCCATAAACTTAGTTATGGTTTCTTTTTGTTGATCTGAAAACACAACACCTTGGCGCTGTAACCTTGTCATACCTTTCAGTGGATCATTCAAAGCCTTACCAAGAGTATTAGCAGCTTCTGGCAACTCCATTTTAAAACGAGTTGCGAAATCGGCCACTGCGGGAATAGACTTATTAAATATTTCTCCTCTAATAGCCGTAAATGTTAATAGCATAGATTGTGCATCCATAATTGATGCCCGACCAAATAATGTTTGCCCACTTAATTTCTTAGCTTCAGTAGTTAATTCTTCCAACGAAAGCCCTCCGGCATGACCTGTAGAAACTAACGCAGATTCTACTTTAGCAACGCTTTCCTCCATTTTGTCGAAAGCCTCTTTTGATGATTTAATAAATTCAAAACCTGCAAAAATAGAACCCAATCCTAAGGCTCCCATGGCAAGATTTTTAAATTCACTACCTAAATGACCAATACCTTCACCTATCTTTGAAAACGAGTTATGTATTTCTTTTGCTTTCTCATTAACATGCTCAGCGGCGCTTTCAATTTGTTTGAAACCGGATATTGTATTTCCTTCTACATTTATTTGAAATGCGTATGCTGCCATTATATGCTATTTTTATGATCCAAATATGGAGCGTGAAGTAATTTAAGATATTCAGAAAGCATTATATTGTAATTAAGGTATTCATCTACTCCCATATTCTCTAATTCTTCGCCTGTTACATTAAGAAAAGCCCGGAAAAGTGTCTTTTGATAAAAAACAGGATTCCGGGCTAATAAATTATTCTTCGCCTGTTCAGGCTGTTCGTTAAGCTCTGTTAGCTCAGCTTGAATTTCGAAAAAAAGGGTGAGAATTGTTCTTTAAACAGCCACATGCCGAACTCAAGTAATGCAATTGAATCGCTAAGAAACTCCTTCTTATCATTTTCGGTAAATGAAGGGGTAGGGATCAATAGTATATTAATAGCCTTTACGGTTATATCATACAATCCATCCGAACTAATACCTACTGAATCTGATTCACCTTTTTCTTTTTCGAGGCCCTCAAATAAGCTAATTAATTTAAAGTGAAGTTTATGCTGTAACTTATCAGTACGCGATAATTCCTTGAAAGTAGCGACTTTAGTTACTACATTCTCAACCGTATCGGTTCCTTCATCATTAAGCCCCCACGAAATATATGATACTTCTTTTTCGAATGTTTTTTCCATTAGATACCAGCCGCTCCTATCGACTCGAATGAAAGGGTTATAATTGATCGTTTATCTTTAGCTTTTACTGATCCATCGTGAGATGAAAAAACACAGCTTTTGAAAATCTTAACCAAGGTACCGCTGAATGTCACAATTGAAATAGTAACATCAGTCATCTGAGTAGCAAACACGCATCCCAACGAAGCTAAGATTATCTCAAGTTCACCAGCCTCCATGCTTATCTTACCTGGATATGTCGAGGTATTACTCTTCAATCCTTGTGGTTCGTCTGTACCAATTACATGGATGTATTCTGTTTCTTTTTTGGCACCGTAATCGAATGACTCAACTATGTTAAGCGGAATAGTGGCCTTTAACCCACTAGGTCCACTCGCTGACAAAGCAAGCTTGTAGTCAGACGAGGTGTAAATTATTGCGTTTAAATTCATAACTATTTATTTTTTAAACAAATTGAATCGTTCCGGTTGCGCTTCCTGTAATCGGTGTGCCATTGATGGTTAATGTATATACCCAATTAACTGTGTTAGCTCCATTCTTAATACCAGACAAAGCAAGCGAACCACTAGATATATCCCCAACAGTATTAGGTGCCACCGGAATAATCAACGGATCGATATACGTTGTTGAAAATTCCTGTTGTTTGGCCGAGGTGAAAGATAAAGCTACCTGATTTGTTTTAACATCGATCGGGACATTCTTGCCCATTAACTGAGTTATAAACCCTAGCAAATCAGAACTTAGTCTATTAGCCACCCTATTAAACTCTTGAGTTGATAATGGTTTTGTTGCCAAATCACATGTTGCTCCATCGTTCCAGTATAGCCCAGACTGATTAAACCATGTCCTAAGGAACATATACTGTTTATCCCCTAATGAATTGACATCAGAAGCAAATAATTTGGTTGCATCCTGGCTGTTATAAGCCGTTACAATTCCGCCGGTAAATGCTGTTTGACCTGTTACTGCTGTAAACGTTGTTCCGGAAGCGTAAATAATGCTATTGTATGTTATAGGACCATACAGAACTTGGTAAGTTGTACC